ATTGTCTGGCACAGTCTGTAATCTTTCACATTCAAGAGGTGTTAGTTTTCTCCAGGTTAGATTTTCTTGGGCCACCTTCGGCTCTGTATTGCCACCTCCACAAGTGGAAAGGGTAGGGCCTTTGCCCTCTGGACTATACACCCTTTTGAGTATGTCGTGTCCGTTGATGTCGGCAGCTACGCCAACTTGTATAAGTTTATCTGCACTACCATGAGTAAGAGTAGGTGACTTGCCTTCATCACTGTAAACTCTTTGCTTTGTTTCAAAGACACCATCTCTAAATTCAAACTCCATAATTTGTTTATCAAATTTATTTGTTTCGATACCTAATATTTTTTTTAACTGAGGCCAATGTTCTTCTGAGGGTATTGAAAAAAAGTCACTACCCAACTTTCTAAAGTAATGTTCTACTGTAGAGTATTTATCATTTAACTCTTTTGCTATTTCCTTTTTGTCTTTACCACACTTGGCATAGTGATCTAAAATACATGTTTGTAATTTAGGTATATCTACTTCATGTTTTCTGACCTTAACTTGTTCAATTAGTTTGCCAACTTGTTTTGGTTTGGTTTTAACCAAAGTATTACCCACGCCAGCAGTACCACCCGATTGTGAGGACAGAGTAGAAGATTTACCATCTTGTGAGTATATTCTATTACCTTGTCCACCATCTTTAATACTACCAACTTGTTTTGGTTTGGTTTCTTTAAAATAATTATATGGCACTCCTTTGTGCCAGTTTTCTGTTATGGTAAAAGACTTTTCTTTATCTGCTGTTTGCTCGTATCTATCTGCTCTTCTTGCTCCTGCTTGTTGCCATTTATCATTGCCTCTTTCCATATATTCTATTGATTTCTTACCATGATAAAATTCGTTGTCCACATCATCTTCTAATATATCTCGCAAGACAATACCTCTTTCTTCTGGTTGTTTTATATTTGGAATATTTGTCCAATAGTATCTTTGTCTTGATTGTGCTGATACCAAAGAACTATTTATTAATATAGGTTGTATGCCAAAAGTAATCTCTGGATAACACTCTGATACTTGCTGTGAAATAATATCTAGAAACTCTTTCTTCATTCTGACATTCTCTAATAAAAAATACTTAGGCTTGATTGCTTTGAGCATACGAATAAACTCAAAAAACAATGCAGACCTTGGGTCATCAAATGCTAATTGTTTGCCTGCAAAACTAAAACCTTGACACGGACTACCACCCATAATTAAATCTACGTCTGCGAAATCTTTAGGATCTAGTTTTGTAATGTCACCAACTTGTATTGTTTCGGGAAAGTTTTTTTGTGTTATCTCGATAGCATATTTATCTATTTCACTTGCATAGTAAGTGTCAACCTCTATACCTAATTGATCTAGGGCTATCTGCCCACAACTCATACCATCAAATAAACTTAATACCTTAATCGCCATTCCTTTGTTTAAACCATAATCTTGTAGCGTATCTTCTTATTATAGCAATGATAGTTATGACTATCGTTTGCACTATTGTTATAACAAAAGCGTCTGTGGTAAAAAGTAAACAGATACTTAGAGTTATGTAAACCATAGGAAAGTTTATTGCTAGTCCCAACATTGTGTCTGCTACAGATTCCTTAAAGGCTTTTTTGTCTATCTTCATTTATCTTCCCAAGGTCTTTTGGCCTTATTCTCTGCCAAGAAATACCATGTGTTCTTACCTGGCTGTTGGTAAACTTTTACAACATGCCCTAAATATTTTGTGACATAACTTACTGCATATCTACCCGCTCTCTCACCACTAGCTTGATCTGCTTCTTTCAATGCTTGTCTTGCTAATATCTCTAAGTCTTGTCTTGTGTAGAACTTATGTTTGTCCATAGCCTTTGCTACCACCTTTGCTATAGCTACTTCGTCTGGACCTTCTTTTGGTTGCACCATCTTGAAACAACCTTCTTGGTAATCAAAGTATGCGTTATGTTGTTCTGGCTCTTTGGCATTTCGAGCTTCATAAAATAATGTAATGTTTGGTTTTGTGCCTAAAAGTTTTATACCAGAGTCCATCCAACCTGCGAAGGCAGAGCCACCTCTTGCAGACATAAAAGTTAAATCGTCTGCTCTTTCTTTCCCAGTGTGGTGTGCAATGATACAAGCAACTTTGAACATTTCTATAAGTTTATCAACACGAGATAACATCTCATGCACTTCTTGGTTTGAGTTTTCTTCCCCACTAAAAAAATTAATTATTGGGTCAATCATAAGCAAGTCTGGTTTGTGATAGTCAATACTCTGTGCTATGTCATCCATGTCTGCATCTCTCATGATATTTTTTCTCAGTCTGCCTGATGCTATCAAGTTTGATTTACCAAGTTGTAAAAGTTCTTCATCGTGTTCAAAAGGTTGGTAATACATATCTACTCTGTTCTTTAGAAACTCATGTATGATTTCTGCTTGTAGCCACATCACTTTCAAGGGACGAGAAAACTGTTTGCCCATAAACTCTGTGCCTGTTGTGGCAGCAGCAGCGAAAGCCCCAAGCCAATGTGACTTTCCTATTTTAGGTTTACCAACCAACAACACCCTAGACTCCTGGAAGATGAAACAATCACCCCAATACTGTTCTATTCTACCTGCGTCCATACCTTCCCAAAAATCATTGTTGAAAGGTTTTAAACCTAGTGGGTCTTTTTGTGTTTCTGTTTTCTTTTGTTGTTCAATGGGGTCTTCTTGATCCATTATTTCTTTTAGTTCGTCTGCTAGTTTTATCTGCCACTCACTTGTTTTCCATTTGTGTATACCTGCATCAAGGTCATCTGGGTTTCTTCGCACATGTCCTGAACAGATACTGTTTACTGTTTGCATAACTTCTTCTAGTTGCATAGGTGGTTTGTTTGTTTGATTCCAGTCCAAAGCTTTTATAATTACTTCACGCAAACCCCAACCCTCTCTTATCCATTTGCCAACTAATCTAGCCAGGGTATCGTTCCTCTGTCCCTCGCCAACTCCGTCAGTTGCTAGTATCGTTGAGTTCTCTTTTGATACCTTGCCCTTGTTGTTGTAGTCGTAAATACTATTTATATCTTGCATGGAAAGTTTAGGTAAATCACTGAAAGAACTTATCTCTTCATCTAGTTCAAGCTCATAATCATTAGATGGTTGCATCATGACATAGCCACCTTGTCCCCTTACATCTAGTCTACCTGTTGTGTTCTTTATAATATGATCTGATATAGAGTAGAAATAGTGATACCCACCTCTAGGTGTCTTTTGTTTCATGGGTGTTTTTGTTATGCCAGACTCCTCTACGAACATACAAGCGTCATAAGTATCAGCGTCCAAGACTACAAAGTTTATACCTGTGATGGCAGCCCAATTACAGTTAGGGAACTTTTGATACCAATTAGTTATGTCTGATTTGTTTGGTTTTCTTTTTATATATTCAGACCACTTTACTCTTGGGGTCTTAGCCCATTTACGAGCCAAGCCAAAATCATCTTCAAAGGGGTGTTTCTTACGAAAGTATTCTGGAATGGGGTCTCTGGTAGACCCACAAGGGATTAAATGACATCCATCAGCCCAATATTTTTTTATTAAATCTTTAGGCTTGTCGTCTTCTTTATAGCTCATCACTCACTGCGACAGGATCTTTTTGTAAATTTACTGGACCATAAATATCTTCCCAATCTAAAGCACGTCCTGTCATGCTAATGAGTTTTTTTGCTTGTTTAACTGAAGGTTGTCTTGCACCATATCGCCAAGAAATAATAGTATTTTTTGACACGTTCATTTTATCGGCTAACTCCTGCTCTCCCACTTTTTGAATATATTCTTTAAGTTTCATAGTTTTCTATATTAAATGTTTTTTACATTAAGTAAATAAATTGTTGACAAAAAGTTATTTTTATTTTTATAATTTAATAGTGGTTGAGGTAAGGCTAGTAATATTGCTGTTATCCAACGCTCTTGACAAAGTGTTTTTTGTTCTACCAGTTTAAAAAGCCAAGGGTCAAGAGACAGCCCAACACTTTATTTTTTTGGTGAGGATAAAGCGTTGCAAGATTAAGTTGTTTTTTTTTTATTATTTCCAACTTAACACCTCCTTGAAGGTTGGACATGTCTTACCGCCACATTTTGGAGATTATTATGGAAGATATAAAATTATCTAATAAAAATTTTATCGACCTGCTGAAGATGAAAAAGAAAAATTTATCTAAGCAAGCCGAACTACGAAAAGAGAGTGAGGCTCTCGATAGAGAACTCGCTACTCGTCAAGAAATTTTAGAAACTATCGGTGACTTGAATGAGTCAGGTGGATCTAAAAGAGTTAAGCTCGATGGCCTAATACCTTTAGACTTGAGAGTTCAGTATCGTGTTACCAGGTCTTGGGATCAAGAGCATATAAATAAAATCAAATCAGATGTGCCAGAGGACTTGTTTCCATTTAGAACAGAATATGTTGAGGACACAAAGAAGATTGCCTCTTTAATAGATAACAACCCAGATATTTATAATAAGGTGCAAGAGGGTTTGCAAACCAGAATAAATGAAAGACCTTACATATCTTTTGTAGAGCCAACTAAACAGAAATGATTAAATCAAAAACAAAACTATCTGATAGCATTGGCTACAGATTTCCGTATGAACACCTAGAATTTGCAGACAAGTTAGTAGACGAGTCTGCTGTTACTAATAAATATGGTGTAACTTTTAAGATGACAAGATCTGATGCCATTAGAACTATAATGGAAAAGGGTATTGAAAAAATCAAAGAGGAGAAATTAATATGAGTCTACTACAAAGCGTTCAATCAGGACTAAAAGTCCCTGCACTGAAAATAAATATTTCAGGAACTGACGGCATAGGTAAAACTACCTTTGCATCTAAAGCACCAAAACCAATCTTTATTAAGACAGAGGACGGCACTAAGTTTTTAGATGTTGATTCTTTTCCTTTGTGCAAGTCTTACGATGAAATAGTAAAGCAAGTGCAAAGCCTTTATGAAGATGAACATGAATACAAAACTTTAGTATTCGATACAACTGATTGGGCAGAGAAACTTATACATGAAAAAGTTTGTCAAAACCATTCAGTAAAATCTATCGAAGCCATAGGTTTTGGTAAGGGGTTTGTTGAGGCAGCCGAATTGTTTCACAAACTACTACGTTTATTTGATGCTCTACAAGATAAAAAGAAGATGCACATAGTCCTTTTATCTCATGTAGCAATAAGAACATTCAACGACCCAGAGCGTGAGCCTTATGATCGTTGGGAAATGAACACCCACAAAAAAGTTTCGGCTTTGATTCGTGAGTGGGTTGACTTTAACTTGTTTGCAAACTACGAGGTATCAACTCGTACAAGTGGACAAGGGTTTAAAGAAACAACTCGTGCTGTGTCTTATGGCAAGCGTAAGTTGTTTCATAAATTTACGGCAGCATTTGATGCAAAATCTAGAGTGGATTTAGGCGCTATGCCTATAGACCTAGATTGGTCTGCGTTTCTTGCAGCATTTAAACAATCTTTAAAAAAGATTAAGGAAGGATAAATATTATGAGCCAAGATTTTAACTTGGATTTGACTAATGTCGAAGATGATGATTCTCCTATTGGTGCTATGCCAGCAGGTGAATATGAGTTGCAGGGTAGCACCTGGCAACACACGCAGAGTAAAGCCAGTGGCAATCGAATGATTAAAGTAGAGTTCGATGTCGTTGGACCTAATTTTTCAGGACGAAAAATCTGGGAGCATTTTATGCTCGAAGGTAATGGTCTAAATATTTCTACACAAAAGCTTAGACAGTGGAGAAGGTCTATGGGACTAGATCCAGATGTTAATGCTTTTGGTATGGAAGAATTAGAATCCATGATGAATGTTTCATTCTTAGCGAAAGTTAAAGTGGAGCCTGGTACTGAGAAAGATGATGGAACTAAATACGAAGACTCAAACAGGATAGCGTCATATATCCCTAGTGAGAAAAAGGTTGCTAGTAAGAAACCAGCAAAGACAGAGAAAAAATCAGATAGCTCTGAAAGTGCTGATGATGACGATTTTGATTGGGACGAATAATAACTCGGAGTTAAGTATTCCAGGTAGTTTCTTAGTGCTGCCTTAGTTTTAGTGTGTACTCCGAGAAGGCTTTAAAAAGATGCCTTATTTTTCAGCACACTAAAACACACTAAGACTTGGAGAAAATATGTTTAAAGATGATTTAGAAATTGATTTAAAAAATACGTTAGTGTCTGTGACAGATCTTATAATAGAGCTTGAAAAGACATATCCTATAATGCCATCTAATCTTGAAGAAAGGGTGGATAATACTAAAAACTTAATATTAAATGTAAACTATGACTATGAAACTAAAAAAGTCCAAAGGTTCTTATCTAAAATCACTGGACGCTACATGCGTAGACAGAGTAACTGAAGACCTACAAAAATGTTTAGACGAATGGGTTGCTGATGGCCAAGATGTTGAGTCTTCGATCATAGCCTTGATGAGTTTTGCATTAGATATAGGATTTCATTACTCTGAAAACCCAACTCAAGTGGTACACGCTATTAGTGCCTTGATTACAGAGAAAATGGAAAATGAAAACCTAGATGTAAATGACATGTTGAACACCTTTTATGCCGATGGGTATATAAAAGAAAATACGATTCATTGAAACTAAGATACTATCAAAGACAAGCAATAGACTCCTTACACAAATGGTTTGATACCAAAGAGCCAGGAGACAATGCTTTGATATGTTTGCCAACAGCAGCTGGTAAAACAATTATATTTTGTAACTTCATTATGGAAGTATTGCAAAAAAATCCTCAAGCTAGATTCTTGGTTATGGCACATAGAAAAGAATTAGTAGCTCAAGCAGAACAAAAACTTAAATCAGTATGGCCCAAAGCTCCTGTTGGAGTCTTGGCTGCTGGTATGAAAAGATTTGATACCGACTCACAAATACTGATAGCAAGTAGAGACACTTTAGCATCGCCTAAAAGATTAGAGGCAGTTGGTTCATTTGATTATATGATTATTGATGAAGCCCACAACATACCTCCTCAAGGTTTTACCAGATACAAAAAAATAATAAGTGCCTTGTCCCATCTTAAACCTATGCGTGTCATGGGTTGTACTGCTACCCCCTACAGAATGGGACAAGGACTTATCTATGGTGGTAGAAAAGATCATTTCTTTAAAGGTCTTGCTTACTCTGTTTCTATACCAGAACTAATTAACAAAGGCTTTCTATCTAGGCTGTCTGCTTTTGCAGTAAAAGAAGATGCAATTATAGATGCCAGTCAAGTAAAGCTTAAGTTTAAGAATGGTGACTTCAGAGAAAAAGAATTAGAAAAAGTAGCCATGATTGATGAAACTATTACTGAAATAATTTCAGATTGGCTTGAGTCAGCATATACCAAGGGCAGAACTGCTACAGTATTCTTTTGTGTTTCAGTGCTACACGCTTTGAAAATGACATCTTTTCTACAGGCTCAAGGCATAGCTGCTGCATGTGTCACAGGAGAAACACCAAAAGCAGAACGTGAACAAATACTGCAAGACTTTGAGGATGGTAAGATCCATGCCTTGTGCAATGTCGGAGTTTTAACAGAGGGTTGGGATGCTCCAAGAACAGATTGTATTGCACTGCTTAGACCAACAGAAAGTCCAGGATTGTATGTGCAAATGTGTGGTAGAGGTATGCGTTTACACCCAAACAAAGAAAACTGTTTATTACTAGACTATGGTGAGAATGTTGCCCGTCATGGATGTTTAGATGAGGTCAAGCCAGAACAAAGTTCATCTCGTTACAGGCCCAAGATATGTGCAACTTGTAATGCTGTTAATAGTCCTAGCGCCACTAGATGTTCTGAGTGTAATTCAAAGTTTGTTATTGCAAAAACAAAAACATTAGTAACGATTAAAGAAAGAAAGGCAGCTAAAAGAACAAAAGCTCAAAGACAAGCTGTGCTTTCAGACGAGAAAGCAAAATCAAAACCAAGAGTAAAAGGAGTTTCTGATATATTTGCTGTAACTAAAAAGTCTAAAAGTGGCAATGAGTATTGTTGTGTAATATTTACCTTAAAAGACGAGTTCTTTGCCAAGAAGATGGCTCTTATGTTTGGACATCCTAACGCTCACAACATGGCAGTAAGCCGTTGGCGTAAGATTGCTCCAGAGTGGACAGCCCCTAAACAACCTTGGATGGCAACAGAACTTATAAATAATGGTGCATTTGATACAATACAAGAGGTAGTCTTGAGAACAGAGGGCAGTTATGAGAACATTATCGGTATTAGAAACAAAGAGAACAAACTTATAAAGCTATGAGCATTAACAAAGTCTTTGATGATCTAGAAGAAAAAGAAAAGTTTACGCCAAGACATTACTTAGGAGTCAGTCAAATAGGTTCTGAGAATGACAGAATGCTTTGGTTTATCTTCAGATGGTCTATGCCTATAGATGTAGAGCCTAGAGTTTCTAGGTTGTTAGACCTTGGTAATTTATTAGAAGATCATTTAGTAGAAAAAATGCGCAAGATTAAAGGCGCAAAAATATATGATAAGACTAAAGATGGCAAACAGTTTGGAGCTAAAGCTTTTGGTGGCCATGTTAGTGGGCATATAGATGGCTTGGCTAAAAATATACCAGGCTTAAATCCTGACGAAACTTACTTACTAGAATTTAAAACTGCTAATGACAGAAGATTTAGTGAATTAAAAAAACTAGGTAGTTATTGTGACTGGTCTCAAGAATATAAAGCACAAGTCCATCTTTATATGGGCATGTTTAAATTAAAGAGATGTATAAGTATTGTTTATAATAAAAATAACTCTGACTTATATACCGAGATTATTGATTTTGACGAAGAGCTTTACGATTTATATTTAGAAAAAGCTAAAAGAATAGTAGAGTCACAAGAACCACCAGAAAATAGAATACCAGAAACTGATTATCGTATTAGGTCTTTTATGTCCAAAGAACAACAAGACATATATCTGGGCAAAAAACTTCCTACTAACATTAACTGTCGCAACTGTAGATTTGCACAACCAAAAACAGATGGCGAGGATCCAACTTGGTTCTGTAATAGCCACAAACGTAATTTAACTGTAGAAAGACAACTAAAAGCATGCCCTAGACATAACTTCGTCCCAGAATTGATTTCTGCTCGTTGCATAAATAAAACTGATAGTAGTGTGGAATATAAGCACGAAGATATAACTATCATTAATAGTTCAGAGAAAATTAGTGGCAAAACACCTAATAATTATTCGAGCAAAGAATTAATACATATAGTTAATAATAATTATCCAAGGTCTGTTATTGATAATCTTAATGAAATGAAAACAGGTTCTATGAAAAACTTTGGGCCAATAACTTTACAAAGCATTTCTAATATCGAAGAAGAAGATAAATATAAAGATGTGCCTTTTTAGTTAGAAATACCTAGTAGTTTTCTAAGTTCTAAATCTCTTAAAAACCCACCTTGAGTTTGACTAGGTTGTTGTGATACGTCTTGAGGTTGAATAAAGTTAACAGGATCTAAAGCTCCTACTAATGATTCTTGAGACATTTGTTGTCTTGCTACCTCTAGCGCCTCAACAGGAACAGGCTGTCTGGCTTTTTGATAATTAGAGTAAAGTGCTTGTGATATTAAATCTTTATTTAAGTCCATAGGTTTAAATAAGTTTTTCATAACTAAATCTCTGTTAGCTACTTTTGAATTTTTTAACTCAGTATTTATTTGGTTGTAATCTAAACCAAGTGAATAAGCATCTTCTATGGCTGTATATAAATCTCTTAATCCATTATATCTGTCTTGATTTGCATTTATGTAAGCTCTTAAAAATTCATCTGCTGATCTTTCATCTGCTGACCGCAAAACTCTATTAAATTGATTTGATGAATCTCTTATAATGTCATTGGTTTGAAAGCCTTTGTACCTTAAAGATTTTTCTATTTGTGGTTTTATAACTTTTAATCCACTAAATGCTTGAACTAATGTTTCTGCTGGGTCAATTTTTCTGCCTTGTCTATTAATTAATTTATCATCACCCTTTCCATCTGTTCCGCCAAAAATACTGCTAGTTGCTGTAACAATATCTTTTGGGTCAAATCTAATACCTAGCGGTAATCCAGAGCCAGGGTCTACTGAAATGTTGTATGGAACAACAGATGGTGCTATTTCATCAATTATATGAACAAGTCCTTTTACAACTCTCTCTCCACTATTATCACTGTTTGTCCATATTCTTCTACCAGTTTCTGTTTCTCCGTTATAGGCTTGTAGTATGGAGTTTATGCCTAAAGATGGTTCATAAAATGGAGAAAATAATTCTTGAAAAGCTGAGAAAGTAGCTCTAGTAGTTACATCCATTAAAGACGCCTCATTTCTATTGCCTTTTTCTATTTCCATCATCAAGGCTCTAACTGGTCTTTGCAAATAATCGTATGGGTTTGTGTAAC